AGCCCTACGGAGGTAACACTCCGTAGGGTTTTTTACTAACCCTAAAATATATATGATTGAGATTGATGAATTAGTAAATTAAATAATTTAATTTTCTAAAATAAGGAGAAAAAGCAAGATGGTAACAATAAGTATCCACGATCCTCAAGAGGCTGTCCATAATGTAACAAGGAAAACAGCTGAACATCATGCCTGGATTACAATAAGTACAAAAATTGCGCAGGTAGACTTCCACTTTAATTCAGATGAAGAAGTAGATAAATTTATATCTGATTTAGTAGAGGCTGCTAATGAATAAGTTCCAGCGATGGAAAGGGATACAAAAGGCGGTGCCTTTTGAGGAAAAGCGTCTTCTCAAATGGGAACCTCCATATCTTGTCAATATCAAGTATGATGGAGATAGATGTGTAGATGAACCTCTTTATAATGGAGAACATCTTCTACTATCCAGTGAAGAGAATCCTTTCTTAATGATCCCTCATATAAATGAAGCACTTAAAAAACTAAATTATAATCAAAAGTTGGATGGAGAACTTTATAATCATCAGCTATTCCTCGAAGGTGGTCACGAACTTATTCATGGAATAGCTAGCAGGTCAGTAAATATTCATCCAAGGTATAAAGAACTAGAATTTCACATCTTTGACATACAAAGAAATCTCCCACAAGCAGACAGAATAAAGATGTTAGGAGATCTAAAACCTTACATTAAAAGCCCACTTGTAGTAGTTCCATACTGGGTTTGTGAAACCTTAGATGAAATTAAGAAGGTTTATGATAAAGTTGTTGATCAAGGATATGAGGGAATAGTTATTAAAAATCTTTTTGCTCCATACGAGATTAATAAACGCTCACGCTGGCAGATGAAATTTAAACCTAAACGACAAGATAGATATAAAATAGTTGGATGGAAAGAAGAACACACTCAACATGGAGTCCCTAAAGGTCGAATAGGCTCCATTATCTTCTCATCTCAAGAAGGTGATGAATTCTCTGTTAGTGCAGGTCTTGATGATGACGAGAGAGAAAGACTTTGGGGTTTAAGAGATCAACTTGCTGGCCACGATGGGATAGTCCACTACCAACATTTAACGAATAAGAAGATACCAAAAGGTACTTTTGACATTGAGGTGTTAATATGAAAGTTCTTGAATGTCCAGAAGGATTACTAGAGGCTTTATGCACTTGGATAATCCTGCGAGAGACACTCTCAAAGCCAGATCTAGACTCACTTGCTGAAACAGAGATAAATTCTGGAAAACCAGTAAGTGCTTATGCTGTAAGATTGTTAAAGTTAAATATCAACACTTAACTTCAGGAAAGAAAGTTCCTAGATTTCCTGTCTTTGTGGAGGTAATAGATGACTCATAAGTGGCATTACTTTAATGAGAAAGATGAACTTTGCAAGTTCAAAAGCCCATGGAAAGATATCTATTACTATAAAACCTATTGTAGCAGGGATGCTAACTGGGTGATAAAGCATACAGAGGATCCTAGTCAAGTAACCTGTATCAACTGCTTAAGGAGGTTAAACCAATGTCCAACAACGTAAACTTAGCAAAAGACTCAAAAGAAGTCCTGAAGGTCCACACTGATATGATGAAGCTTCATTATAAAGCTATGGGTTGTCATTGTGAAGTTATGGGAATGATGAGTGAAAATATGCTATCAGCATGTCTTGGTCAACAACCTATGTTTGGCACTTTACATTTCAGGGAAGTTCTCCATAGGTGGGGAATGACTAATGAAAAAGGAGAACCTATCATATGACTCCTATTCCAATTAGCTCATGCCAACACTGCAATCCAGATCTATGGAAAGCAGTGAAGAAAAGTAAGGGAATCTACAAGTGTCAAGCTTGTGGAAAAGTTATTAATGAAGTTCTTGAAAGAAGGAGAAAACTAATGAACGAAAACGAGAAAGAACTATTTGATCAAGTAATGGATAATGTAGAAGCAGAAAAGCCTAAACCACTTTACGAATTTCACGTAGCCGGAGTCCAGCATCATCAACTTCACACCTGTATTAAGGAAATAAAGGTTGGCGACTGCTTGACAATGACACTTGAACCAACTAACCGTTTTGATCCTAATGCAGTCAGGATTGAGTTTCAGTCACTTAATCAAGACAAGTATATCATGCTTGGCCATGTGCCTAAGGCCAAAGGAGACTACTCAACTAAGGTAAGTGCAGCTATGATGATTAAGAATCTTCGCTGTGAAGTCCTTGAACTCAATCCTGAGGCTAAGACTTGGGAACAGTTGAAAGTGGGGATATTTGACGAAGATGGAGCACCTGAATATGAAGAGGAGGTATCCCAAAGATGAAACTATACTGTAGCAAGTGCGGAGTCGAACTAACTCACCGTCGAAGTGCTGTGCCTGGCAAGGGTCATATCTTCGATGTCGTAGATCCTCACGACTGCGAGGGCTATGCAATCAAGGCGAATGAAGAAGAAAAGCCTACTGTCCTTGACGTCCTTGAAAATCTCAAAAGTTTAGGCAAGACTATCGAGGATTCAGCTAGACGATCTGAAGATGCTAATCTCGTGATTGGCCTGAAGGACGAACGCTCTGATGTTAAAACTTCAGCTCCACAAGGCCTTCTTCGCTCAATGCGTGATCTTCCATCTTCAAATGAGGACTTTGAGGAATGATCTGTCCTAACTGTGGAGCACCTGAGGATAACAAGGTAATAGACTGTCGTGATGTACTATCCTTCAACATCAAGCGTAGAAGGCGACAGTGCAACTATTGTGGCTATCGCTTTACTACTTATGAACTTCCAGTTACAGAAGAAGATAAGAAGAAAAGTAGAGCTTTAGGGCTTAATGCTCTTCATAGAAAGGGACTTGGCCAATGGCAGCTAAGGTATATATAGTTAACAAATCAGCCCATGACTTTTCACAAGCAGAAAAATTTGGCAAGTTAATATTTATGTCTGAAGGTCGCCTTAATCGCTATGGAACCAATGATATGGTGAGGAAGTTTACTGACGCTATGAGGAATTCAAGGGAGGAGGACTTTCTTCTCCCTTGCTCTTTGAACACAGCTAACATCATGGCTGGGGCGATCTTTGCTATGAAACATAAAAGACTTAATCTGCTACTCTATAAACCTTCAACAGGAGAATATATTGAAAGAGTACACATTTTTGAGTAAATTAAAATATTTAATTTACTTGACCATTTCAATAACTTGGTTACTTACCAGTCCATCTTTTATTTCTCCATCTTCCTACATTCCAGATGATTACTGGTTTGAGAAGTATCATAAAGTAAAACTTTGGATGATAAGGAATGGAGTTGTAGAGTTAGTTGATGGAAGTATAATCTTTTATAAAAAGGAGGTAATTGAAGATGATAAGTGAAAGACTGTTAAGGAGGTGGAGAAAGGAAGCACTTATTGTCAAGTCAGCAGCAATAATAGATGACGATAAGAAGAGTGCTAATGATGTTATCTTAACAAGAAGTGCAACAGTGGATAAGTGTAATAAGATTCTCAAACTCACTCAAGTCCTTCTCGACCAACACTTAATTAACAAGAAATAAGGAGAAAAGCTATGAAAATTGACAAAGGGATACCTACACCTGAATATATACACGGTGGAGGAAGAAGAAAAAACAAGTACCCATTCGAGAAGATGGAAGTAGGAGATTCTTTCTTCTGTAAGTGTAAAAAAGAAGATGCACAAAAGACTCAAGCAACATTAAAAAATTCTTCACAGAGGCTTCCTGAAATGAGATTTACAACCAAGTTCGTTGTAGAAAGGGGGAGAGGATCTGGAGTGAGAATATGGAGGGTGAAATGATTAAAGAACATCCTTCCTGGCAAATAATAGACTCATCTAAGTTAGATGACTATCTCCAATGTCCTCGGAGGTTTTTCTTCTGTCATATCTTGGGCTGGCGTCTTGATGTTCCAGCTCATGATCTTTACTTTGGTGAGTCATGGCATCTGGCTAGAGAATACCAACTAATCCATGGATATGAGGAAGTAGAAGGAGCCTATCAAGCTTTCCTAACTCATTATCGAAAGAAATTTCCTGAGCAGACAGATGTCAATCATCGACCTAAGACTCCTAAGGCTGTAAAGTTAGCACTCTCCCATTTCGGTGTTGAGTACTTTAATGATCTAGACGATAACGAACTTCTTCGCAATGAAGAAACAAACGAACCTTTTACTGAAATCTCAGGAACCGTTCCTATCGACGACCGCCGAGTTCTCCACTTCCGAATGGACTCTCTGCTACGTCGCAGGGAAGATGGAATGATCTTTAGTTGGGACCACAAAAGTACATCAAGCTATATAACTAAACCTAACTGGGGAATGGAGTTTTATCTAGGAATACAGAATGGTACTTACACTCACTGCATGTACTGCCTATTTCCAGTAAACCAAGTACTCGGTGTTGAGTTTGATGGAGTAGGTTTTGAGTGGATAAGTCGTAATCAGGAATATCGAACTCACCTAAAACGTGTTCCTGCGTTTAAAACTCCTGAGCAAATGAATGTCTGGCTTTGGACAGTTATTGATCTATATGACAACATTGAGCGAGATCTTGACCGCCTAAGTCATTCAAGCGAAGATGATGCTGTGATGCAAGCCTTCCCACAAAACCCTAAAGGATGTTCTATGTATCGCGGATGCGAGTTTCATGATACTTGTATGTTAGTGGCTAACCCATTAAGGATTTGTCAGGAGCCGCCTTTCGGATTTAGACAGGAGTTTTGGAATCCAGCTGATAAAGATTCAAGGAATAAGATGAAGTTGGAGTGGAAATGAAAATAGATATAATATATAAAGATGATATAATAATAGTTCCTGAAACAGATTTTGAACGTCAGTTTCTTCAAAAGTTTGAAGTAGAGAAAGTATTTCACAAGTCTGGTAGTTCTGCATCTGATTATATAGGGTTGAAGATAGAAAGAAAGAAAATAAAGAATAAGATGAAATTAGAATGGAGGTAATGACTAATGCCATACGATTGGAAACAAGAACTAGAAAAGGTAAAAAAGCACTACTCAGGTGACAAGCTTCAAACTCGCTACAGTGCGCTTATAACAGGTGAAACTAATAGCGGAAAAACTTATTTATTAAGAACTGCTCGTCTCCCCATCCACATAGACTCCTTCGATCCTGGCGGAACTAAACCTTTAAGGGATATGATTAAGGCTGGTGATGTAGTCGCTGATACTCAATTTGAAAGTGAAGATCCTTACAATCCAACTGCCTACGCTGCTTGGAAGAAGTTAACCGAACTCCGTTTGCAGATAGGTTACTTTGAACACTTTGGAACCTACTGCATTGACTCCTTAACAACATTCAGTGATGCAGTGATGAACTATCAACTTGCTTCACGTGGTTTAGCTGGTCAGATGGCATCTTTCAACATCGACTATACACCACAGAAAGTTGAGATCGAAAATCAGATTCGTCGTCTTATGAACCTCCCAACTGACTTCATTTTAACTGGCCACCTTGAGCGGTTAGTAAAACTC